TCTCAGGTAGTGCTAGGTAGTTAGTACCTGATCCAGCAAATTCCCAAGTGTGTGATGATGAGTTAACAATAGATGGTCTATGTAACTTGATTGTTTCTCCAAGAAGAGATCCTGCTGAAACAACAGAACCAGTAGTAGTATTTGTTAAATCTAAAGCATCTCCAGTTCCATTATCAAGAGTTAATTGAGCAGAGAAAGGAGGACCTACAGTAACACCACTTACAGCGTCAACGAAGAATTCAATATCTGTATTGGTATTTCTAAATCCATCAACTTTTACAATATAATGCTCTAGTGGTTCTCTACCTAGTCCAGTAACTGTTAAAATTGTTCTACCAGTTGGAGTGGATGATACGTTACTGATTGTACCAACGTCAAAGCTATAGCACTCTGCTCTGAATCCAATACCACGAAGAGCGTAGATACCAAAGTTTGTAGCAGAGTTAGTAATAGATGCATAACCACCAGACTCACAAAGAACACCATCAGCACAGAAGATAACGAATACAGAAACCAACTGAGTATAACCATCGTTGATAACTTTATATCCAGTACCACCAAAGGAGACAATCGTGAATGCAGATGCAACCATTGACTTACCCTGATTAGGGAAGGATGCAGTTCCATCTAGTTCAAGACCAGGAAATGGGCAGTTAGGTTGTTTAACTTTAGATCCATCAACCAGTGCACCACCACCTCCTAAGAAGGAGATAACAGATGAGTTCTGTGTATATGGAGATGCTTCAACAATTGGGAAATCATCAAAGTCACCACGAATTGCCATTCTGACATTATTCTGATCATAGATGAAGTTACTTGGATATGTAAGTATACCGCTTGAATCAAATAGAGTTCCAAATGTCTTAGTTACAGAGCCAGGTTCTGTTCCTGTTGAAGGACTTACAGAATATTCTAGAATATCATCAAGTAATTCAAATGATGTATTGATAGATGAATCTACGTTATTACATGTAGATCCAGTTCCATCATCTATTAAAATACTCCAATCCTCAAACTTAGGAATTGGAGAAGACATTGCAACATAGTCAGTGATAAGAATTGCACTACCACTTACAAATGTATGAGGATCAGTATTGCTTCCTGCAACACCTACATTCATAGTAATACTAGTTACACCAGCTGATGAAGTAAATCCTGTAACTTCAAATGATTTACCTACGTTTTGATCAAATATTTTAGGACTCTCATCATTTCCACCACCACTATAAGCACAACTGAATACGATACCACCTAACTGGAATGCAACTCTAGATGTAGCATTTTGTCCAAAACCTGTAGGAATACTACTATCAGGCATTTGAATGAGTAATATACCTGTTGTTGGGTCATAAGATGCGTTAGAAATTGTACGAGTTACAACACCACTAGTAGTTGGTGATACACCAACATTAACTGTAATACTGTCAGATGTGGTTGCATCAATATTAAGAGCAGTATTATATGCAGGGTCAGTTACTCTTGGATATGTGTGCTGAGTAGCATTACCATCTTTATCGCAAGTAAATGTTAATGAGTTAGGAGCAATTTGAATACTTGTATTTACTGGTAATGAGTGATTACCAATAGTCATTACTAATACACCTGTAGCTGAATCGTAGGTTGCATTTGTAACATTATAATTTACGATAGGTGACGCACCTACGTTTACAGTAAGGGTATCTGTGGTTACTGCAGTAATTGCTAATGCTTGTCCAGATGCAGGGTCAGATGGTCTAGGATATGTCTTGGTTGCTGTATTACCATCCATTGTGCAGGTAAAGGATAGTGCATTATCAGCAATAGAAATTGTATTTGATGTAGTTAATCCATGTCCAACAGTGGAGATAACCATATCACCTGTTGATGGAGTATATACTATGTTAGTAACTGGGTTGTTTAAAGCACCGTTATTACTTGTAACTTGTCCTGATACGTATGTGTGAGTGTAATCACCACCAGACTTAACTGCGTTGGTAGCTGTGCCTCCTGCCCAAAGATGATTTCCACCAGTTCCGCCAGTAGAACCAGTTGCAGACCAGTTCTTAGATGCATACTTAGCGTATAATCTAGCTTTGGTATATGCATAACGAACATAAGGAATTTCTGATGCTGATACACCAGTAAGAGTGCTACCACTATAATAAGATTCAGCAGCATCAAGAATACCACTGTTACCACCAAGAACTAAATCTTTTACAAGACCTCTTAAAATTAATTTTGTATCTCTAGGACATTTTCTCTCGTTAATATTTGTATAAGCAATCTCAGGAAATGCTGTTAGAGTATCTTGGAATGCCTGATCAGCAATCAAGTCTGCGTTTCTAGCGATTAGATATGCACC